GCTCTGGAAACAGCAGAGTACATTATTAATCAAGCACATAAATAAAAATAGGCTTATTCTAAAGTTGCACTATCGAACACAAGAGGTGTTCTTATTATGAAAGTATTATTTCAAGGCAGTGGTATTAACTCAAAAATTGTTAAGCATTTGGAAGAGTGTTTCCCGAATGTACTGCCAGTAGATTATATCACTCAAGATGAATTAGCCTTTCTCCAAGGCCAGCAAAGCGTAATTGCTCACTGTAAGAGATTATTGGAGGAGGCCCAAGAGGAGAATTAATATGTGTTTTGGAGGCGGTAGTGGCAATACTACTACACCAGCGCAAAGCGCACCTGTGACTTCTGCTACACCAGAGTTCCAAGCCGCAGGATATGATGATGAGAAATCATCCGAGAGTTCAATGAAGAAGCGTAGAGGTAAGCGTGGCTTGCGTATCAACCGCACCTACGACTCAGCTAATACAAATAGCAAAGCTTCTGGTTTAAACATCCCAACCAAATAGGTTTATAAATGATTGAAAGTAACGGCAGTGTGGCGAAACGCTACGCACAGTTGGAGACAGCTAAGTCGGCCTTTCTGCAACGAGCTAGGGATGCAGCAGAGCTTACCATCCCTGCTTTACTTCCCCCAGAGGGACATTCAAGTAGCTCAGACTTTTCGACTCCTTACCAATCCGTAGGGTCGAGAGGTGTGAATAACTTGGCAGCTAAGTTCTTACTTACTTTGTTGCCCCCTAACTCGCCATTCTTTCGATTAATGATTGATGATTATGACCTAGCTCAAGTAGCTGGGCCTGATAAGCGAGGAGCTGTTGAAGAAGCTTTAGCTCGTATTGAACGTGCAGGACTAGCAGAGATCGAAGGATCTGCTGTGCGTGTCCCTGTGTTTGAAGCACTAAAGCAATTAATCGTTGCAGGAAACGCATTAGTCTATATGCCCAAAACAGGCGGCATGAAAGTATTTCGCCTAGATCGCTACGTTGTGAAACGTGATGCTATGGGTAATGTCCTAGAAATTTTAACCAAGGAAAGCATATCCCCTTTAATGCTTCCCGAATCTACTCGTGCATTACTAACTGACCCAGTAGATCGTAACACAAAAGACTACGATCTTTATACCTGTGTTAAACGTAAAGGTAACAAGTGGGAAGTATACCAAGAAATCCAAGGTATAGCTATTCCTGGAAGTGAAGGTACATTCCAAGAAGATCGTTGCCCCTATATCCCCCTTCGGTTCTGCCGAGTAGATGGTGAGGATTACGGACGAGGCTTTGTCGAAGAGTATATTGGAGACATCAGATCACTAGAAGCTCTTACCCAAGCTATTGTCGAAGGTAGTGCTGCATCTGCTAAAGTATTATTCATGGTTCGCCCTAATGGTACGACAAAAGCTAAGTCACTAGCTCAATCACCTAATGGTGCAATAGTTAATGGTGATGCAAACGATGTAAGTACACTACAAGTAAACAAGGCTGGCGACTTCCGAGTTGCTTTTGAATCTGCAAATACGATTACTGAGCGACTAAGCTTTGCTTTCTTACTTAACTCTAGCATTCAACGTAAAGCTGAACGAGTAACGGCTGAGGAAGTACGTTACATGGCTCAAGAACTAGAGACTGCATTAGGTGGTGTATACTCCATCCTGTCTCAAGAGTTCCAAATGCCTTTAGTTAAATTGATTATCGGTAGATTAGAAGCACAAGGTAAGATGCCTAAGCTTCCTAAAGATACTGTTAAACCTACTATTATTACAGGTATTGAAGCTCTTGGTCGTGGTCAGGATCTGAACAAGCTTGGACAGCTACTTCAGTATATCCAACCATTAGGCCCACAAGTGATTGCTAGTGAACTAAACGTCAGTGATTACATTGATCGTGTTGGTGCATCATTAGGTATTGATACTCGTGGATTGATCAAGTCCGAAGAACAGAAAGCAATGGAAGCACAACAAGCTCAGATGGCCCAGCAACAGATGATGGGTCAACAAGCTATGGCTGAAATGGCTACTAGAGCTGCCCCTGAGATGGCGAAAGCCGCAGCAGCTCAACAAGAGTAATTAAAAAATGGCAGAAACTTTAAACACACATCAGGAACCCACTCCTTCTGAAGAGCAGCAGCAACATGAAGAAGCTATGTTAGCTAAAGCTGATCAGTTGGAGCAGGGTGCTAATGGTGATCGTCCTGAATGGTTACCAGAAAAATTTAAATCCGCAGAGGATATGGCCAAAGCCTACTCAGAATTAGAAAAGAAAATGAGTGGTGGTAAGCCAGAACCCGAAACGGAAGAAACTCTAGAAGAAACTCCAGAAGAAACACCAGACCCCCAGAACACAGAAGCAGCTGAGGTTGCAAAAGTTTTGGATAAGGCTGGCGTTGATTTTGACACACTACAAGCCGAGTACGCTGCTAATGGTGGCATTGGTGAGGAGTCCTATAAACAGCTTGAAGAAGCAGGATTCCCCCAGCAATTAGTAGATTCTTGGATTGCAGGCCAGCAAGCTCTGGCAAATGACATAAATGACCAAGTGTTCTCAAGTGTTGGTGGCGAAGAGCAATACTACCAGATGGTAGAGTGGGCAGGCGAAAGCTTACCACCTGCTGAGGTAGATGCTTTTAACAAAGCCATAGACTCAGGAGATATGAGCATGGTGAACATGGCAGTAAATGGATTGGCAGCAAGGTATCGCTCTGAAG